AACTCTAACTCCTTCAGCAGTAGGTTGTTCTACTGCACTACCCATTCTCTGAGGTGTAATACCTATAGATTCAAATGCTTGTGTTTTAAAGTATTGTGCAAGTTGAATTCTAGATAATAATCTTTGTGTTTGTTCTAGATTTAAAACTTGATAATGTTGGAAATTTAAAGCATTTTCTGTATTTGTAATAGAAGTATCTAAAGGAAGCATTTGAAATGTCTTCATTGCAACATAAGCTTTAGCAAGATTATGTTTACCCCAATCTTCACCTAATGAATGTCTAGGTAAAGAATTTTGATCCAACATAATTACTGTACCTAGCTCATCTACTAGAATATCAGCAATTTGGTTATTAACAATGTTATATGCTATTTGATATGGTTTCATTAAATCTACAAGAGAAACAGATTTAGTATTTCTATCTGAGAATACAGCACCTTCTACTGGTAGTTTACAACCATATAAAGAATTATCACCTTTAAATTGAAATGGTAATTTAGATATTTGATTCTTTGTTATTCCTAAATAGATAGGAGTTAATCCATCTGGATTATTCATACCCCAATAAGAAGGTCTATTAGGACCAATCTTTATTCCACCCCAAGTTTCATTAATCCAAATCCAATCAATGTGTTCTCCATAGATTAGATTTTCTTTTGTTTTATTCTTAAATAATAAATTATCATACTCTGGTTTCATTGTAACCTTGTATGATTCATCAATTATATCCTCTACAATTTGACCATTGATATCAACTTTTGTTAAGTGTCCAACTTTACGCTGACTTTTCCAGTAACATGTTGTAACTCTTAAATAGTGAGCAGAACCCATATCAAATAAGTCTTCACTATCTGAAAGAATCATATTAACAATATCATTACCATCTGATATATAATTATCAGTCATAGAAACAAATTGTCTATAAGCAAGAGATGGTTGATTTGTATTCCAATCATGTGATCTAGTATTATCATAGTAAGATCCATCATTTTGCATACCTGTAATAGGATAAGCAGATGATCTTACAGGATATAATACCTCAATTGATTCTATTTGTTCTTGAGTCATTAAGAAACCAAACTTATCAACTACATCTGATATAGTCATCATATCACATTTACCAACCCAATTTGATTGTGAGATATATCTTGTATCTGGTGATTTATGATAGAATGTCATTAATGGATTCCAAAGTTCTACATCATAATCATCATCCATCATTTTAAAATGCCAGAATTCTCTATCAGCAATTAGTAAATCTCTAAATGCCAGTTCTTCTAATTCTTGTATTTTAAATCTTTCTTCATCTACTTGATGTTGGTGCCAAGCCCATTGTTCAATAACAGATCTATAATCTTTTTTAAAGAACTGTTCAATTTCTGGTAATGTTTTTAAACTTTCTGGAGATAACTGTTGTTTAACTTCTTCAGATTCAATATCCATTCCAGCTTCAATTAAACTAGCCATTACTTTATCCTGGGCTTCTTGTAGTAATACTTCTTCTACATTAGCTCTCTTCTGTTCTAACATGTCATTGTAAGACATTTCATCAACAGCTCTGTAAGCAACTTTACTTGCTCTTTTTGAGAACTCAGAAACTAATACATTAATTACATTAGGAATTATTGGATAAAATTTTAATTCTAAAGCAGACTCATCTTGTTTTGTTAATATATCTACAAGATCTGTATAGTCATTATCTTCTTCAACAATATAATCTGTCTTATCAATTAACCCTTTTGCTAGCTTATAATTTTTCATTAATCTTCTAGCATTTCTGCGTAATTGTTTTTGTCCTTGTAACTCTAACCAATCTAAATTCCAAGCAGCCCACTCTTGATCCTTCTTATCTTTAGGAAGAAACTGAATGGGCTGGGTAAGAGTACCCATTTTATTATATTCAGATTTTTTACCTGACTTTATATCTAGAGCGTTATAAATTTGCATGATTATTTATTTTTTAAAGAAAGGAAAAGTTGTAGTATGAGAGATATAACCATTATAGGGAGTACCACTATTGTTATTAAAATTAGAGTCAATATTATGGCAATCAAATTTGTTTTCTGAATTATATATTTCCTCATATGAATCTTCTACTAAAATTAAGGATTGTTCAAATGTTATTTGTTCTTGTTCAAGTAATTCTTTTATTAGTTGAATTTTAGTTTTGTTTTTAGTTATCATTATCTAAAATTTTTAAATGGATTTCTTTTCATTTTTTGACCACCAAAAGGTTGTTTAGAATTTCCAATAAACTTAAAAGGGTTACTATTTAATTTATACAAATTATTTGAATTCTGCAACTTAACAGATTCATCTGTTTCATACTTTCTAGTATATCCCCTATTGGAAATTTGTATTCTTGCAAATGATATTAATGCTGCTAATGCTACCAATCTATCAACGTTTAATCCATCTCTATAAGCAAGCATTTCAACCATTGCCATTTTATCTGGAATTCTTTCAATTCCATATGTTGTTTTAACTATAGTTCCATCTGGTTTAGTCTCATGATCAATCTCTTCTGTTAGAAATTGAATTAAATATGATAGCAAGTGGGTTTTAAATAATATACCTGTATTTTTCCAACCATATTCCTGGAATACATTTGCATTGGCACCCAGATCTTTTAGAAATAATATTTGATTCTTTGGTACAAGATATTTTTGTTTTCTTTTTTCAATCATGTATTGTATGAATAATGATATGTTATTCTCTACAATAGTCCATGCATTATACCACTCAATTATTAATTCTAATTTTTCATGTGTTTGAACAAGGTCATCATATCTACCACACCAAGCTGCTACAATTTTATCTTTCTCAAAATAAGTTTCTTTACCACTAGCAGTTTCTCTAACTACCTCAACTGGTGCTTTATAGACATAAATAGAACATAGTGATTCTGATGTTGTAGTCTTACCTTCTGACACAGGGTCAATAGAAGCATAATACATTCCAAATGTTGGATCCTTTTTAGGTCTTTCCCAAACTACAAAAGCTCCTTCTTTATCATCTTCTGTTTTCTTTATAGGAAAATGTTTAATAGGAACCTTTCTAGATAGTTCAGCAATAATTTTACCTTCTGCATCTCTATCTAAATCTAAGAGTTCATAAGGATATTCTTTTTCTTCTATTCTCCTTGTTTGTGCAGTAAGTAAGTGAACAGGAAATTTAGATTCTTTTCTTGCAGCAAATGCTTCTGCAATATTCCTTGGTCTCTGTGATATTCTTAATTGATACTGTTCTGGTTCAAGTTCTTTTTTCCACTTCTCAAATTGTTCATCTAATGCAATTAATGCTTCTTCTACTAACGAGTTACCAAATTCATCAATATAAGGAGGCATTGACCATTGTTCAGGAATAAACAAACCAGATCTACCAATTGTACCTTTGTCATCAAGTAGGTCTGTTTCAACACTGTATATATCATTTACATCAGGATTATAAATTAATTCTTTTAGTGGTTCACATTGATCTAAATCACCAACAGAACCTGCTGCAATAAATGTCCCAGTTGTAATAAATCCAGAACCCATTGCTGGTCTAATAAACTCATATGTTACATTCATCTTAGGAGCAATACCAGCTTCCTCATGAAAGAAGTATTTAACAGGACCCCCTACACCATTTGTAGGATTTTTATCAAATGATAAACCTATTAAACGTCCTTTTAAACCTTTTGTCACATCTTGATTATTCTGTCTAACAGAAATCTTTTGTTCCCAGTTTAATACTTTATCTGGAGTAAATGGTCTATACCATCCAGTATGTTCATTTAAAAAGTTTCTATATTCATTAAAGAAAGCCCATGAACCTTTTTCATTTATATAATCTTTTAGTTCAGCACCTATCTTTAGTGTTACCCCTTCTTCAAACCAAATTTGATTTATGATTTTGGCACAATGAAAATAGGAACTAGCAATCTGTCTTTTCTTTAGAATAGCACAATGCTTATAATGTAATTCAGCAAGTATCTCATATAGAGCCATGTGGTATTGAGCATCTCTTACTTTAGCAAATCCAAACTTCTGTTCTTCTTTATCAAAGATTGGTAAGAAGTTTAACCACATGTAATAATCTCTGGTAATATACCAGGTCTTATCTCCATTCTTAAAGATTACTCCCTTTCTACATTTTTCTTTTTGATCATCCCAATAGTTTTTA